AATACCTACTTCTTTCGCATAATGCGAAATGAGGTAAAAAGTGGAAGATGGAAAGAGCACACAACTGGAGCGCCAAAGAGCAGCAAGATGTACCATCTCAACGGTGACGATGATTGGCACGAAGAGCAGAAGGTAATACACGAGCCATCACCGTTCTTTGAGTACGACCCAATCAAGATGCAGAAGATCATACAGCAGATAGAAGCGGAAGGCTTTAGAGAAGAGGTACAGCTATTCAAACGACACGCATCAGGCGACAGTATAACGCAATTGAATATTGATACCAACGTTTGCCGCCGATTGATAAAAGAGTGCATTAACTTTGTCAAACAATCAGTAATTGAGAGATATGGAGATCATCATAGTTAGTATGTTTATTGCAAAGTATTTTCATGGTGACCTCAATATAGAGTTTAGGGTTCGCAAGATGATCAAGGGCCGTAAGAAGAAGATCACAGTATTAGCGTGCTTGCCTTGCCTTACATGGTGGACAGCAATACTCACCTCAATAGCATTCATATTCATAGACAACGGCCTTTACTGTACACCAGAACAAGCAATCAACTCAAAATACATACTTCAACCCATGGCGGCTTTTCTTGCTGCACATCTAATCCAAAACAATGTATCCAACGATCAGCATCAGCAAAGACCTAAGAAATAAGCTAGAAGTCGAGCACGCAAAGCTAACAGCTAACGAACTCGACGAGCTTACCGAGGCTTATTATGACGTAACCAAAGCAACAACAGGACGCGGAAGAGTACTTAAACCATCGTGCCCCGCTTGCATACCACCAGCTATCAAAGTAGTTTCCAACTACCTAAAGAGCTACCAACCAAGAGAAGCGACACAAGAGCGCTCCACCAAGGTTAAATTCGTGGGCATCGATCAGAAGCCGGACGAAAAAAGAAGCCTACCAGAGTTGCGGGAGAAGTACCCACACATCAGGAGCACAAGCAAAAAAGGTTTCCTAGATCAAATCAAATGAGTAAGCGGCGAAAAATATTAGTAGTAGAGTTCAACAGCATAGAAGCCCGTGAAACATTCGGATCAATAAAGCTTGAAGAACAGGAAGCTCTCAACGTTTCCATAGTCCATGCATACAACTTCGAAAACAAAGCAGAACAAAGAATTGAGCCAGTGCATGGAATGTACACAGACGAAGAAATCAACGTGCTGCTGCAAGAGATCAACGAGAAAGACCCACAAGCAAAGGCCGAGCTAATCCAAAACAAAGAGCATGAATAAAGTAGGTTTACCACGGGGATATGTAGGAACACCAAGAACCAAGCGGCGCAGCAAGGCAAAAGGGCTGGCGCTGATTGCTTTTTGCAGTAAAGACCCGATGCGGTTCGAGGTGTACCCGCGGCAAATGAAGCGGGTACAGGAGGATAACAAGCACTTCAAAAAGTGTGGCGTCCCTGAAATACCAGTAGTGGGTGCGCAATTCAATAAGGTGGGCCGCATCTATCTCAATTAGGAATCCAAGGTAAAACAGCTACCCCATAGAGAGGTCATTTAACACAGGTTAGGAATACAACAACATGAGCAAAGAGAAGTACACCCCTGAACTATGGCAGGCAATCTGCGAAAGGATAGCCACATCAAAGGACAGCCTAGTAACAATATGCAAGGGTTGCGGCATAGACTACAGCACTTTCAGAAAGTGGATGCATGATGATGACGCCAAAGAGGAGTCAGAACGCAAAGGCCTATCCTCTTCGTACGCACGCGCGAAAGAGTCTCAAGCCGATTACCTTGCCGACTTAATGATCGAGGTAGCTTTTGAAGATGGTGACGATGAGAAGCCATTTGTTGGGACCAATCACATACAGCGCGACCGACTCAAGGTAGATACACTTAAATTTATTGCGTCCAAGCTAAAGCCAAGGAAGTACGGCGACAAGATCGACGTAACAACTGACGGCAAAGAGATCAAGCATGTGGACCTAACGCAATTAGTAGGTAAGTTTATGACAGATGAAGGGGACAGCGAAGCAGAGGCAAGCGTATAAGGTCCTAACAGACGACAAAACAACTGTGCTGCTTTACGGCGGTGCTGCTGGTGGGGGGAAATCCTTCATGGGGTGCTTCTGGTTGATGACTGTTTGCCTAGCCTACCCCCGCACAAAGTGGTTTATTGCACGTGAAGAGTTAAAGCGTATACGACAATCAACGCTAATCAGCTTCTTTAAGGTGGCCAAGCTACTAGGCGTGTCAGACTTCAAGGTAAACAATAACGATAATTACATCCAATTTAAGAACGGTAGCCGCATCGACTTGCTTGACGTGCGATATTTACCCAGCGACCCATTATATGAGCGCTTCGGCTCCACAGAGTATACAGGTGGATGGATAGAAGAAGGTGGAGAAACAGACTACAGAGCATACGAGGTCCTAAAGACTAGGATAGGCCGACACCTGAACGCACAATACAAGCTTAAGCGCAAACTGCTGATCACATCCAACCCTAAAAGGAACTGGCTGTACAGGCTCATATATAAGCCATGGGTAGTTAACACCCTTCAAGATGATGTAAGATTCATACAGGCGTACCACTATGACAACGAGCACCTAACAGATGACTACATTGCGGGGCTTGAGGATATTAAAGACACAGCAACCAAAGCGAGGTTAAAGTCTGGAGACTGGGAATATGAAGATGACCCTACTACGCTATGTGGTCACGATGAAGTGTTAGGCGTATTCACAAACGATCACATTGCACAGGGCGGCACAAAGTACCTAACGGCAGACATAGCGCGTTTAGGCTCAGATAAGGCACGCATAATCGTATGGGATGGATGGGTAGCCATAGAGCATGTAGTATTTGATATAAGCAAAACCACAGAGATACAGCAAGCCATCAACACACTGCGCAAAAAACACCAGATACCAAAATCTAAATGCATAGCAGATGAGGACGGCGTAGGTGGTGGCGTGGTAGACAACTGTGGAATAAAGGGCTTTGTCAACAACGCTAAGCCATTCAAGATAGACGGCAATGAAGGCAAGCACGAATATGAGAACTATTATAACCTACAGTCTCAATGCTGCTACAAGCTCGCTGAACGTATCAATTTGGGTGGTATATGGATAAAGTGCGACCTAACCAACAGCGATCGCGAAGAGATCACAGAAGAGCTATCACAGCTAAAGACGTATCAGGTAGACAATGAAACAAAGCTGCGCATCCTACCTAAGAAGTTAATCAAAGAAGCTATTGGCAGGTCACCAGATTGGCGTGACACATTAATGATGCGTGAATGGTTTGATCTATCACCATATACAGGTCAATACCGTTTTGGTGGTGGATAGTATTTGCAATTATGCAAATAAGTATTACATTTGTACTGAACCAATAAGTCGAAACAATGAAAGGAAAACAGCACCTAAGTACAATGTCGAAACTCCAAAGACAAGAATTGATAACCGCCCTTAGTTGGCACGTAGGCCTTCTTGAGTTGGCATTACTTACCGATCCAGAACTGCATGAGCGATGGCTAGTGGAGTGTGAATATGAAAACATTTACAAAACGTCGAAACAATGAAATTTCCAACAGCACTAGAGCACAGCACAAGAGAGCTGCAAAGAATAGCCCTCTTATCTGAATTAAATCACAGCGAATTCGTGACAGACATAGAACTGTTAAATCAGTACAGGCGATCTATGCGGCGTACTGAAAAGTTCTACTCCCAACCCCTAGCCCTTTGGATGTTTGTCCCTTGTGGTGAAGATGGGGAGCCTCTTGAATATCCTCACTATTACAGTCAGTTTGTTAAAGGCCATCTAGGCGCTGGTTACAATCCAAATCGAATGGAGGATACAGAGTGGTGCGATGAGTGCAAAGCTTATCAAATCGCCCAAAGCAGAGTACTGTTTGAAGGGTGGGATTGGGACTGCATGATAGGAGGCACGATGTATATAATGAATTCAGCACATAACACTGGGTTTAGCTTTAAGGATTCAGGGCTTCACATTGTAAATGCTCCTACAAACATTGACGAACTAATTCACCGTTACACTTGGATCACCCCCACCCAATCAGCAAAGACAATTTTAAACCTACCAGAATGACAGCAGAAGCAAAAGACTACCTAAGAAAGAATAGATATGACGACACTCAAGGATGGGTAAGTAAGGATCATTGCAACCCGATTGATATGGAGGACATGGCAGAACTTCTCGAAGCCTACCACCAAGAGAGAAGTAGAGAAACTTGAAGATGCGCAAAGGCAGGACTTTAAAAGCCTTGAAGCCTACACAGAAACAAAGGTGAATGAAGCGTTAGGGGGTATCACAAATGGCCGCTATTACGATAAAGAGGACTTTTCGTCATATATGGATATTACATTTATGGAGATAACCGCATACTTTTCTCTGACTCTAGAAGAGATAGCGCGTATTGTGAAAGGCGAAGAGTTGGAGGTGATTATCTACGGGAAAGAGTATAGACTGAAGT